GGATCTATTCCCCATTGTGCTGCTGCCTCACTTAGGCCAGCTTCACTTTTACCATAACCATTATATTTCCATGATAAACTATTAAGATCATATCTAAATCTATTTTCATCAGTCACAGCTGCGGCTATCATTGTATCAACAATCCTACCTTTAATTTGTAGTCCCAGTGCCCTGATCCAACATACATCGTACATTGCGTTATGAAATATTTTAGTTGAGGGTGAATTTAAAAGATCTTGAAACCATTCTAATACTTTCTTACGGTCCATATTACCACCACCATGGTGAGCTATTGGAAAGTATCCCTTGTAATTAGATGTTGCTACAGCTATTCCAATTACTTCTCCATTACCAATAATGGCTCCGGATCCTTTTTTAATTAAGTCTGGATCTCTTGTTTCTAAATCAATTGCAATTTCATCAGCCTTTCTTAAGTCTGGAAATTCTGTAGGTATTACCCATTCTGTCTGGGCGCTAAATGTAGGTATTTTCATAATGTTAATAGGTAGCAAAAAATCAATAGGCAAGTAAACAGCCCCATGTAAAATGGTATATGATTATTTGGTTCCATAGTCCCTTTCAATTATCATTTCTAAATAATGTATTGCTTTATTTATGTCTTCCACTCCACCTTTCAGAGAGTGTCTACATATATACTTTATAGCATTTCCTTCTGCAAAAAGCAATTTGTTTTTATTAACAAACTCTGATGGTTGAATTTTCATATACATATAATGTGTACCTGAAACTTGTTTTAAATATGGATTTTCTTTCTTAGATGTCATAACCCTTGTCCTCCTTTTTTGCAGCCATTATATATAAGTTTTGCTTTGTACGTGTGACGCCCACATACCAAACTCTTTGTTCTTCATCGTATTTGTCTTGGTCCTTCTCAACCGCATCCCTTATTTTTTTAGTGTTATCTAAAATAATTAAAACATTAGTAGCTTCACCACCTTTAGCTGCATGTATGGTTGATAGTTTAATTCTTGGGTCCTGAGATAGCTTCTCTTTATTACGCATCATTTCTCTAATATATAAACATTGTTCTGGATCAGCTTTAAATACTTCATACCAATTGTCTGTAAAACTAAAACCAAACTCTTTTAAATCATACATACGTTCATCTTTTAATTCTTTGTCTAATTCCAGAAATTCAAATAAATCTTTACATTCAGATAGAGACAATAAATCACCATTGGTCCAACGTGAGTAATCTTGTATGGATCTATACAGTCTAGCAGTATAACTTTTTCTACCTTTTATTTCAAAGTACAAACCTCTTTCTTTTAATTGAGGTACTAAATTCTTTAGTCTATAATTTGTTCTTCCAAGAATTAACCAATCTCCAGAATCTAAAGGAATATCATCTATTGAAGTTATATATTCTACATAACCTTCCTCCGGTCTAGGTGCCCATTGTTTTTTAACTCTTCTATGGTCTGGTATTCTATTTAAAATACAGTTAGCAATATCTTGTACCTTACTTGGAATCCTAAAGGATTTAGGTAAGAATCTTTCTTTTGAAGGCTCATCTTGAAATCGTTTAACATCTGCACCAGCCCAACCATAAATTGCTTGATCATCATCACCAGCAAGTATAATATGTTTAGAGTTTTTCTTTAATATTTCAAACATCTTCCATTGAATTGGTGATAGATCCTGGGCTTCATCAACAAATACTACGTCATATTTTGGACACAATTCGGACACATTAAATCTTTCAATCATATCCGTGTAATCCACAAGGTCATAAGCCTTTTTGTAGTTATTTACCTCATCATTTAGTATCTTTAATTGGTGTTTATCTATGTCTTCTGAATATAAATCTGTATTATATTCCTCTTCAATTGTATTTCCCTTGATTCTTGATGCATTAATAATGTTAAAATATTCACTATCTGAATCCACAAAACCTGTCTTATCTTCTCCATTAGAAAATATATTAACCTCTATTCCTAACTTTCTACCAATGTCTTCGTAGTGTTCATCCTGCATTACATTACTTTTTTTCATACCTAATTCTCTGAAAGCTAGAGAGTGTAGAGTTCTAAAATACTTTAAATCTTTCTGAGTATATTGAGGAAATACTTTTAACATTCTATCAATAGATTCATCTGCTGCTTTTTTTGTGAAAGCAAAGTAACCAATCTTATCAATAGGTGTACCAAACCTAACCAAAGTTCTTACATAGTTAATTAGTCTAGTTGTTTTTCCTGTTCCCGGAGGCCCAAATATTTTTCTAGTACTCATTTAGTTTGGTTTCTTTTCATAGTCTTCATATTCTTTTATTAATCTTTCTGATGGGTGATAGACTTCAACATGACAATGACAATTAGGACAGGATAGATTACTCACAATATCATAATCGTCGTTATCTTCAGTATCATGATCCCCTCCCCATATTAACTCAACTTGACAGTGCCAACAGTTCATATTGTTACTCCTAAGTATAAATATATCCAAAGTGCTGTAAATAAAGTAATTGATGTTAATTCCATTGCGGCTTTCATTACATTATCTCCGTGTTATGTTTTAACATATCATGATTTATTTCTATGTCTTCAAATTCTTCAATACCAATTCTCACGACGTTTTTAGTTGGGGTATTGTATCTACCCTTCTCTTTGGTAGGAAATCTTTTCTGTACTAAAAATTCTATACCACATTTCTCATAATTTGTTCTCATCATGACACCGGTTTTATCTTCAGAGTGTTTCCAGTTCTTAGCTTTAAGTTTATCATAAAACTTTTCAAATCTAAAATAAGCGAAGCCTTCTTCAATCAATACAGTACCCGATTTAAATGCAGCATCATTCATAGCTTTAGGACCATTAATCTTTGAATGAAGTATGTCATGTAATTTTTCTCTAGGTGAAGTACCTATTGGAGGATTAATTATTGTTAAGGTATCAAAAAGAGAGGTTAGGTTTTTGTGATCCTCATCACCTTTTACGATGGGTGGTGGAAAACCTGCTGCTAGTGCTATTGCATTTCTACGTTTACGTTGATCAGTAAGATGTTCTATTGATCTACAATATACGGATGCTTTACCTATACCATCTGGTTTAGTTACATCGAATTCATATTCTGGATCTGGTTGAATATCTATTTTTCTTAGATTAGATAACGCTGGATAAGAACCTTGTGATCCTGCAAGTACACCATATTTTTTTTTAACACAGATGCCTTTTTTACAATAATCACTTAGAGGACTTTGAGTGCAGGTATAACCTTTGTCAGATTTAGCCCATGATCTTACCTTAGAATTTAAAGTCGGTACATTCCAAGCATTAGCATGTATTTCTTCAAAGTATTTAACTGGAGCATTCATAACCTTTTGTTGCCACTTATCTCCGAACTTCATCTTCACAAATACATGATAATTATACATAAATCTATCCTTACCATCGAAGTTTGGATTCTTCATTATCTTACTAAGATGAGCTAAGCATGGGGGACCATCATCAAATTCTTCATCAACACCCTCTAAATCTTGATTCTCTATGTTTATTGTTATGTTTTTTAAATCTTCTATATTTACTAGATTAGCTTCTGCTACTTGAAGAAATTGTTCAAATGTAAAAGTTGTACCATCTGTATTAATTGCTAATCGTTCTGTTTTTTTAAAATAAGGTAGATTTATAAACTGGCCAACATTTACTTTCCCTGATTCCGGATCCTTGGTTAGTTGTGTCTGTTTAGGGAAAATCTCATTACTTGATTTTAGTTTAAATAATGAAAGTAGATTACTTAAAAAAGAAACTATCACTGTAGCTAATATAAAGTCTGTCATAAACAGATATAAATGTAGTCCACCACTTTTAGATAGAACAGGTACTAAGGGTAATTTATATTCTTGAATTTTATCAATAATAAATTGTTTATCAAATCCTCTATAGTTTTTTGGGTCAATATCGATAACACCGAATTTTGCTTCCGACTTTGTATTACAGGGTTGAACTCCAATAGATAGAGTACCTGCTAAATGTTTTTCATAAATTTCTTCAGTAAGTTCTTGATGAGTCCAACCGTAATCACCATTTGGAATTACAAGTTTGCCACCTTTTTCTGGATCAACTCTAGCATTTTTTAGTTTAGCCGTACCATAAGCCCCCCTATATCCATCAAAAATTTTTATATATCTTTTAATCATAATTATTACTTTCTGAGTGGACCGTTTAGTCTCCCTCCCGGTCCACACTGTGTACACATACCCCGAAGGGATTATATAATACTTGAGTCTTCTTTTGGTTTATCTTCACCATGCTTAACCTTTACAGCACCCTTATCGATGTTTGCTGAAAATTCTTTAGCTTGGTTATAATCGCTACCATTAGTGACTGGTCCTAATTTACTAACTTCCCAACCAAACCAAGTTCCTTTATCATTAGACATTGGTACAGTTTTTAGTTTGTAAATGTGGCTGTAAGATGACGGAGTATATAGACCGTTTTTACCTTTCAGTTTGATACCACTTATCATTGAGTTCCACTTCCTACTAATTTTTAATTGAGTACGAGTCATAGAAATCAACGCTGTTGATGGGGTGTCTCCAGTAATCATTACAAAGTGAGACGCAGTTTTTTCAATATAATTACCGTTAGGTAATCTATCTCTATAACTAGCATCTGGTTTTGTTGATGACATAATATCAGACGAAGCGTGGTGTACCATTACTGGTGCTCCAGGTCCTTCCCCTCTATCTTTCCATTCAACATACTCGAGTTTATATAAAGCAGGAATAACATCTATCCCTTTTGTGCCATCATATAATTCTCCAGTTACTGAATTGAAAATCATTCCAGGTTCTGCTCCTTCTACATATTTACCATCTCTCTTATTTACTTGAGGAGATAATTGTACGAGTACTTTAAGAAAAGG